AGCGTCAGTAGTAGGTGTAGCTGTGTTTGTCTTAGCTGTTAGTGCTGTTACAAACTTGCCATCAATCAAACCTGCTGAAGTGACTGTAGTTGTATATGTAGAAGTCGTGCCTTTAACTAGCGCAGGGCTTACGGTACATAATGTGATGCCACGTAGATTTCTGTTATCCATGATCTAAAATTCCTTTAATTATTTGTTGGCAGGTGACATTAGCCACCCGCTTGTATCAGGTTGCTTAAGACAGTGAAGTAATTCCAGCCTCAATAACACCCATGTGACCGTTATTTACTACTGAAGCAGCACACCAGAAACATGCACCGACATAACCACGCTGACCAACTGGATCGTCCTTAGTACGCTGACTAGCAGGAAGATGGAAGGGGTCAAAGTTAGCATTTAGCGCGATATCATAGACAGCTTCTTCGCCGCAGATAATGAAAGGATAAACGTCAACATTAGATGAGTCAGTAGAATACAAACCGGTTGAACCAACAGCAGCACCAGCACTAGCATAAGCTGCTAATTCTTTGGACACGATGAAACGGAAACGACCAACTGATCCTAACTCGTTTTCATTGATAGGTGAACGGTTAGCATATTTGGCAACTGGTACGAAGTCTTGTAGACGACGAATGTCATGCTCTGCGTCAGTGTGAACAAACACAACGAAACCTGCTTCGATTGCGCTTGTGTCATATGCTGGGCCGGGAGCAAGAATAGATGTCTTCATGTTCGCGCCATTGCCAAGCAAGGTACGAGACATTAGAGACAAGCCGTTGTAAGTAATACCTTCGTCAACTGTTGCACGAGTAGTACCACCACTGTACTGAACGGTAGTAGCTGCTTTCATTACACCGTAACGAACCATCTCACGAACAAGACCCATTAACAGTGCTGTTTGACGAACTTGATCAGCAGGAATGTCATCTTCGTGCAATAGTGCTACTTTGTTTGTGTAGCTGAATAAAACAGCGTACTCAGCAATAGTTACTGCAACATCGCGATACTCTAAAGCCTGCGCTGGCGGTGTAATGCCTTCGTTGACTTGATATGTAGACGCGGCAACAGACCAACGGTTAATTGTGTTAGCGTTAGTTGTAGCACCGCCCGTAGGGACTACACCACGATAGGTGATGTTATCGCCTTTGTTTTTAGGCATACGCTGCATTTCACAACCAAGCTGTAGAACTTCTACAGGCTCGGTGATCTTGAGCATTTTGCCTTTTACTTCATTAATTCTACCGGCTGGTGACGCATATGTATTTGAAGCCATGATTGGTACCTTTTAATTTTAAAGACGCTTGCGACCTTTGTTGTATCCTATCCAAAGACCTTCTTCGTCTGGTAAAGTTGATGAGCCAGTTTTCTGCGGTACGCCTTGCGGTGTAATCGCTGAACTGAGTCGTGTTTTTTGTGTTTGACGCTTCTTTAACGTCTCTTTGTATTCTGTTAGTCCTCTAGACACAATCGCAGGATTCCAAGTATTTTGAAGTCTGTCTTGAAACTCGGGGGCTTTGCCTGATAACCAAGTCTTAAATGCTGGTGTGTCTCTTACTGTCACGTAGTCTGGATGCTCATCTTGTAAGGTTTCTATCGCATCGCTCTCTCTTATCTTATGAATAGCTGAATTTACTTGGCTATTGATCTCGTCTGCGGATTGGCTCGCGGGCATTTGCGCCATACGTGCTTGATTCGCTTTCAACATCTTTACTATCGGCCCAGCTAATTCAGGGTACTCTTCTGCAATGTTATCCAATTCGGCGGTGTCCTCTGCTTCGAGTGGCACGGGCGTTGGTGTTTGCATCTTCAAAAGGGTGCGATTGATATTACCTATCTCGCCATGCATCTTTCTTACGGTATCAGCATCGTCTTGTGATGTAGCTACACGAGCCTTAAGCTCCTTTAACTCATCAGAAAGCGTTGTTACGGTTGTTTCTTCAGTCGTCTCAGGCAGAACTTCCTCGACTGCGCTGTCCGTATCTTCATCCTCAATAGGGGGCTGTTCGCCGCGTACTGGGGTGTTGTCGTAACCCGACATGACCTCGGACAGTGCTTCGTCCTCGGTTTGTACTGCCTGCTCGTTATCCATTGTGTTGCCTCATAAAAAAACCACCCGAAGGTGGCTGGTAGGGGGAGACCTAAGTCTCGCGCATTTTCTTCTCAGGTGGCGTTTCTGCCATCTCAAAAAGATTCTTAATGTGTGCTATCTGCCAGAGTAGAGGCATTCTTTCTGTCTCTGTCAGCGATGGATTCTCTGCCCTTGCTCGCAACTTAGCGAGTAGTGGCGTGTAATGATCTACTAATTTATTCCAAAGTCCTGATTGAATCTCGATTGTTGTTAGCTTCATACTTTTAACCTTTGTTCTTTTTATTTAACACTCCATGTACCATGGCTCTGATACTTGTCTATTGCTCTTTCTTAAATTATACGTTGCCGGAACTACCGCCAGATTAAATGCGTTATGTAGTCCTGAAACAGTCTTCCCTTGTAGCGGTTCAACGTGATCTACGTGCCACTTGCCTCCCATAACCTGCTCTCTTAGAGTTGCAAGATTTGCTGCTTCTTGCATTACGAATAAGTCTAGTTCTGTCATTATCGTTGGCGTTCTTTCTAATTTAGATGCCCTTCTCCTTACTGAGTGTACTTTCAGTAGATTAGGATTATTTATACGATATGCCTTATTGTAACTCTTGGTATGTTCTACATGCAGCCTATGATACAGAGATCGAGATTCTCTGTTTTTTTCCTTATTTTTCTGATACGATCTTGCGCAGCAATCTTTAATATAGTCCTTGTTATCAGTTTTGTATTTTTTCACTTTGAGGTAGATCGTAGATTTGTTTTTCTGATAGTATTCTTTCTTGTATTCCTTTAAAGAATCTATATTCTTCTCGTTATAATCTTTGCTAATTAAGTTAAGGGTAAGTCTGTTTTCCTGTTGATACTTAGCTTTATATTCTTTTATTTTATCCTTATTAGCTTTTGCGTAAGCTTTGTTTCCATTTGCAATAAGCTCTTTATTAGCCTTTCTGTACACACTACGGCATGACTTGCAGATAGAATAAAGTCCGTCATAAGTACTGCTTGAGTTATTAAATTCACAAGCGTCTTTTTTATATTCACATTTTGTGCAAGTCTTCATAATTAAATTATACCGTATTACTGAGTATAACTTTTACCATCTTCAGCTTTCCCAATTGGTTCAATGGGCGGCTTGGGTAGCTGTGCAGCGTTAGCATTCATCGCGACCAAATCTTTTGTTGCTGTGATATCCATCGCCTTCTTACTCAAATCCGCCTTAATCTTATCCAGCGATATATTCTGTTTAAGTGAGAGATCCATCATCTTTAAATCCCTCTCAATCATGAGCTTTTGCATCAAGTAGTCTTGCTGAGCTTGCTCTCTGCCAACTTGCGTTTGCGTGTAAACGTTATCACGGTCTTGGTCCAAGCGCATCTTCTGCAATGAAGTTTGTTGTGCATCACCAGCTATACGAATCTTAGTGTCTGAATCAAGTTTAGCCAACTGAGCTTCAAACTGAGTCTGTTGCTCGTCAGCCTTTGCACTCATCTCAAACTTCTTCATGTCTGCTTCGACTCTAATCTGAGCGGCTTGTACTTGCGGCTGTTCTGGTTGCGGCTGCTCTGCTATCTGCTTCAGCTCATCTTCTGTGTAATCAAACGCACCAGGATCGAATCTACGCGACTTTAAATACTCGTCCATGGCTTTCTTAGGGTTCTTACCGAACGCAGGGTTAAGGCATAACTGAAGGACGCTAACCATTTCTTGACTCTGTATGTCTCTCTCGACAAGTGCAGTTGATCCACGTGCGATGATCTGATAATCACCTTTCATATCGTCGTTCTCGCCATACTCCATCAGCCAAGCGTAGTAACGCTTAACGTGAGGTGTGGTGATGTAACTGTCGAATATTCGTGCGATTCTTCGTAATACTGAATTCGCGTTGTTGTTCAGGATAGTCATGCCGCCAACGGTGTCAGGTGCTTTACCTTGCTGCCCTTGCATTAACATCGGCATACCTGTTACATCTTCAGCCATTTTCATGCCGAGCTGAATAATGTTGGTAAGCTCTACTTGCATCATCGGGATGATTACTGAACTTACAGGTGATGTTGCTCCGCCAACTGCATCATCTTCTTCTACCCAAATCTTTAGTGGGGCGATCTCCCAAATCCCATTTTCAGGCTGTACTCCACGTCTAACAACGAACTGTGGGCCGCTACCTTGTCCTGCGTTATCCATTAACCTTCTTGTTGCAGCTACTACCATTCTCTGAGGTGTTCTCAGTTGTCTACTTAGACCCATGCCCCAAGGCATACCCGGTCTACGTTTCCACGGGATTAGATCGTAAGGGAACACACCAGAATCCAATGGATTGAGTGCTGCTTTGATCACATGATCATTCACCATTGTCATCAGTGCTGGATAGCTCGCGTTCTCGTCACTACCTTCAGCCATCTCACAGCCACACTCCATTAGCTCTTCTGCTTTAATTGCTATGTGAATGTACCAAATCTCAAACTGATCTTTCGCTGTTGTCTGAGTTAGATCGTTCTCTCTGTCACTAGACTCTTTGCGGTTACCCGGCCCTTCTTTGAGACACTTGTCGATCTGTGAATCGAGATAGCCCGGTACGCCTTTTAGTTCTTCTAACTTCTTTGCTGTAAGACAATCTCTCTCGAAGATGTATGCGCCGTTATGTATAGACTCACCACACGCTGGATCGGGGAAGAGGTTCCACGGGTCAACTCGCAGTGATGCTGGCTTGATCTCATCGACTATCTGGAGTCTTGCGCCTTCTTCATCTTGCATCCACACACTTGACTTACGTTTAACAGGTACAGGGCCTTTTATAACACCTGATCCAAGTCTTACCGCGTCATCAATAACCTTTCTTACTTCTGAGTAGTAGCTTGCCTCTTGCAACCAGTCATCAATCTGATCTTCAGCCAGATTAGCTTTGCGATCTGCTTCAGCCTTCATCTTACTGAATTCTTGCTCGCTCTTATCTGCTTCGGATAGCACTGGGGGTTGCTCACCACCCATGCCTTCTACTGGTTGTTCACCACCCATACCTTCTGCTGGCTGCCCACTATCGTCCGGTAACGGCTGTTGTCCTCCGTTATCGTCCCCTATCGGCTGCTCTAACTGCTCTGGCTCTGGCTGATACCCGAACATCTGCGGGATCGGGGTTGGATCGATTGCGTAATTTCTATCGTCAGACGGTAACAACATATCACCAACACGAGCTGAGGCTGCATCTACA